GCGGCGGCAGGGTCCTCCGTCTGGAAGGGCCGATTGATTCGGAGTCCTTCTGGGGAGATGAGATAACCCCGCAGATGTTCCGGGATGAACTCTATGAAGAGGAGGGTGACATTACTCTCTGGATCAATTCCCCCGGAGGGAATGTGTTTGCAGCCGCTGAGATCTATACCATGATCCGGGATTACCCCGGCAACGTGACGGTCCGGATCGCCAGTATCGCGGCCTCCGCTGCGTCGGTTGTGGCGATGGCTGGCAATCTCGTGCAGATGTCTCCGACAGCGCTCCTCATGATTCATGATCCTTCCACCATTGCCATGGGCAACGCCAAGGACATGGAAAAAGCGATCACGACCCTGAACGAGGTCAAAGAGAGTATCATCAACGCCTATGCGGCAAAGACATGTCTCTCCAGAAACCGTATCAGCAAACTCATGAGCGATGAGACCTGGCTGAATGCCAAAAAGGCAGTAGAGCTTGGCTTCGCAGATGAAATTCTTTTTGCGGACAAACCGAAACCGGAAGATCCGGAGGAAGACCCGGATGAGAAGCCGGATGATCCTGACAAGGAGGAAGGCGGAGATGAAGGAGAAGAGGAAGAGAAGAAAAAGCCTTTTAAGCTCAGGGAGACTGACGCCATGTGGCTGTTCTCCTCGCGGCTTATGGGTGAAACCATCCTCAACCGGCTCGGAGCGGAATGTGAGCCTCATGGCAAAGACACAGAACCGCAAACCGATGCTGCGGCACCGAAACCTCCCGAGGCAGGGCTGAATGATCCTCCTGCGGAAGATAAGCCAGAAGTGCCGGTGATCGGCATGAACGGAAAAACCAAGGACGGCGCAATGCCGTATGAAATCCTGAAAGACAAGCTGGAGTGGCTGAAATGAGCTGCCCCGGCTTTCTTTATACCCAAATCAAAAACGACCGGCGCGAAAGCCGGAGAAAGAGGTCTATCTATGAATAAGATTATGGAACTGCGTAATAAGCGCAATACCCTCTGGGAACAGACCAAGGCCTTCCTGGAGGAGCATCGCGGCGAGAACGGCCTTGTCGAGGCTTCCGCTGTCGAACAGTATGACCGCATGGCGGCCGATGTACAGGCTCTTGGCACAGAGATTCAGCGTCTGGAGGAACAGGCGGCTTTTGAAGCGCAGCTGGCGGCTCCGACATCTCGCCCTGTCACCAACAAGCCCATGAGCGGCCATAAGGCGGAGAACGTGGCCCCGACCGCGACCGATGAGTACGGTAAGGCCTTCTGGGACATGATCCGCAATCAGGGCGACCAGTTCGCGGTCCGCAATGCCCTGTCTGTCGGTGAGGATACTGAAGGCGGCTATACCGTGCCCGATGAGTTTGAGCGCAAGCTCATTCAGGCGCTGGAGGAGAACAACATCTTCCGTCAGCTGGCGACCGTCATCCGCACCAACTCCGGCACCCGCAAGATTCCGATTGCGACCGACACCATGGAAGCGTCCTGGATCGATGAGGGTGAGGAGATCCCGGAGACCAACACCCAGTTCGGTCAGACCACGCTGTCTGCTTACAAGCTCGGCACGATGATCAAGATCAGTAACGAGCTGCTTCATGACTCCGCCTTCGATCTGGCCAGCTATATTGCTGCCCGCTTCGGTGTGGCAATGGGCAACGCGGAAGAGCGTGCCTTCTTCACCGGCGACGGCGACAAGAAGCCTCTCGGCATCCTGGCGGAGACCGGCGGTGCTCAGCTCGGTGTGACTGCGGCTGAAGAGGACATCGTGTCCTTCGATGAGATCTTCGATCTCTACTACAGTCTGAAGAGCCCCTATCGCCGTAATGCTCAGTTCGTCTGCAACGAGACCCTGCTCCTGCAGCTGATGAAGCTGAAGGACAAGAACGACAACTATATCTGGAAGCCTTCTCTGGATATCGCCAAACCCGATACCATTCTCGGCCGTCCGATCCGTACCAGCTCCTTCATGCCCGGCATTGCAGCGGGTGAGCGTGTGCTGCTGTTCGGAGACCTGAAGAATTACTGGGTTGCGGATCGTCAGAACCGCACCTTCCGTCGTCTGAATGAGCTGTATGCCCGCACCGATCAAGTCGGCTTCATGACCACCCAGCGTGTGGATGGCCGTTTGATTCTTCCGGAGTCTGTCAAGGTCCTGAAGATGGCTGGCACGAAGGCTGTGACCACTGGCGGAGACACGACTGGCGGCACTACCGGCGGCGGAACTGATCAGAACCAGACGCCTGGCGGTTGATGAATCCTAACGGGAGCAGGGGAAGTTCCTCTGCTCCTGATTCTGTGAGAGGAGGCTGACGGGATGAGCCTGATTACTTTGGAAGAAGCCAAAACCTATCTCAGGGTAGACAGCGGTATAGATGACGGCTTGATCGACAGCCTCCTTCTCTCTGCTGAGAAACTCACCTGCGATGTAGCCAGGATGAGTGCTGCCGAGTGGAACGCTGTGTGTGTGGATGAAACCGTCACCATCCGTGGGACGGATCTGAATGAAGCGGAGACAGCACAGTTGAAGGTGCTCCTGAAAGCGGCTGTGTTTTATTGCCTCGGGTATCTCTATGAGCACCGGGAAGAAGCAGATCACCATGACCTGGTTATGACGCTTCGGAATCTTCTCAGCTCCGTGCGGGAAGGGGTGTTCTGATGGAGAGGAAGATCGCACGGTTCAACGAGCGCCTGGTCATCCAGAAAAATGAAGTGACCGTAGATAAGTATGGGAACCACAAGAATATCTGGCTGGACTATTTCACCTGTTTCACCTATGCCAGCACGTATCAGTATGACAAAGAAAATGAGGCTGCTACCACAACGGAGGAGCAGACCATCAATTTCGAAGTCCGCTATTGCCCGGAGCTGGCAAACCTCGACAGCACACACTACCGGGTTTCCTTCCATGGCGATTCCTATGATATCCAGTCTGTGGACATGATGAATTTCCAGCGGAAGACTATCCGAATTGTTTGCAAGCTGTCGAAGAGAGGAGGCGCGTCATGAGCAGGACCGTTCCCATTGATCAGCTGGCGGCAGCCATCAATGAAGGCTTGGAAGAGTATGCCGACCTGAGCGCCCAGGAAGTGAAATCCGCTGTACGCAAGTCTGCGAAAGCGATAAAGGAGCAGATCAACAGTTCCGCACCGGTCCGTTCCGGCCGTTATGCAAAGAGCTGGGCGGTGAAGACAACCGCAGAGAGCAGCCAGAGCCTGGAACAGACAGTCTACAGCCCCAGCCGGTATATGCTCTCGCATCTTTTGGACAAAGGGCATGCGAAACGAGGCGGCGGCCGTGTCCGTGCGATCCCGCACATCGCTCCGGCAGAAGAGATGGGCATTGAGATGTTTGAGGGCTTGGTGGAAAAGGCCCTGAAAGGCTGAAAGGGGTGAAAGAACCATGACCCATAACGAAATATTCGAGGTGCTGGAGGAGCTTTCACTCCCCATCGCCTATGACCATTTTGCGGAAGGTGAGTCTCCGGACCCGCCTTTTCTTTGTTTTCTCTATCCGAGGAATATCCCAACCGGCGCGGACAACACGGTGTACTACCAGCTGCATGAACTGGATATCGAGCTGTACACCGATGCGAAAGACCCGCCCTTGGAACAGAAGGTAGAGAAGCTCCTGACGGAGCATGAAATGTTCTTCCACAAATCCGAAGTTTGGATCGAGGAAGAGAAGATGTATGAAGTCCTCTATGAGGTCGTGCTCGATCTTCAGTACGAGGAAGAATCAGATGACTCCGACGAGTCAGAAAGTGAGGAGAATCCATGAGCAAGAAGAAAAACAAGGTGCGTTTCGGCCTCAAGAACTGCCATTACGCGAAGGCGACCTTTGATGAGGACGGCAACGTTACCTACGGTACGCCGGTGCGCCTGCCCGGTGCTGTATCCCTGTCCCTCGATCCCGAGGGTGAAAATGAGAACTTCTATGCCGACGATATCGTGTATTACGTTCTCAACAACAATGCCGGTTACGAAGGAGACCTAGAGCTGGCCCTAATCCCGGAGGAATTCCTCAAGGATATCCTGCATGAGGAAGAAGACGAGAACGGTGTCCTGGCTGAAAACGCCAATAACACCTTTGAGCGGTTTGCTCTGCTGTTCGAGTTTACCGGCGATAAGAAGGCCATCCGCCATGTGCTGTACTGCTGCAGCGCGTCCCGCCCCTCTGTGGAAGGCGAGACCAAGGAAGATGAAAAGGAAGTCCAGACTGAGGAACTGTCCCTGATCGCTTCCGCGCTTGCGAACGGCTTTGTGAAGGCCAAGACCAGCACCAATACTTCCAAGGCTGTCTATGACGCCTGGTATGACGCGGTGTATATCCCCGCGATTACCGAGACCCCGGATGACGAGGAAGAAGATGGCGGCGATGAGCAGACCGGCAATGATGACCAGAACGCTGGCGGCTGATAACTGTGGCAGGGATGAAATACTCCCTGCCCTATCTACATGAATTTGAAGGAGGATACCTGTAATGGCAGTGACAAAGAAAATCGAAATCGACGGCAATCCTGTGGAGTTCAAGGCTTCCGCAGCGATCCCGCGTATCTATAGAAACAAGTTCGGCCGCGACGTGTACAAAGACCTGATGGTCCTGAACGACGCCATCAAGGATCAGGATGAGGATGCGTCCACCCTGGATGGCTTCTCCCTGGAGATGTTCGAGGATCTGGCTTTCGTGATGTATGCAGCGGCGCATCCGGATGAAAAGTACGATTCGCCGGACGAGTGGCTCGACCAGTTCAACACCTTCAGCATTTATCAGATCCTGCCAGAGCTGATCGATCTGTGGGGCATGAACATCAAGACCACGGTACCCGCAAGAAAAAACTGAGGAAGACAGAGCGGCCAATGACAACCGCTCTGTTCATGCTCCGATGTGTCGAGCTGGGGCTGAATATCGCTGATCTGGATCTCCTGACGATAGGCTCCGTGAACGACATGTTCAACGAGAAGAGCCGCGACTCCATGGAATGGCGGGAGGAAGCCTCACAGGGAGATATGGATAAGTTCTAAGTGGAAAAAATGCGGATGCCGCAAAAATTTCAGATACAGCTGTGAACCCTGCTGGTGATGAAAACTGACAGGGTATTTTCAAGCCCAAATCCAGGAGGTGTTTATGGAGATCAAATGTGATAAGTGCGGTGCCGTACACGATACGGTAGAACCAGAAACTGTGTGGGACGGCGAGATCGAGCATACCTTTTTCCGTTGTCCGAACTGTGACACGGTCTACCCAATCTCCGCGACGGACACAGCGCTGAGAGCAGATATCGCGGAATACAGCCGCAGGCGACAGCTGATCCGCATAAAGCCGGTGACGGAGCAGTTCCTCCTGGAGACGGAGGCGCTAAAACAGGAAAACCTGAAACGATGTAGAGAGCTGATGGAACTTCATCCATTGGCTCTTTTCTTACAGTCGGATAGGGCTGAATAAATCGCCCCTGTAGGGCAGAAAGGAGGGATAAATCATGGCTGGCAGAATTGCGGGAATCACTGTCGAAATCGGCGGCGATACTACAAAACTGTCCAAGGCGCTGCAGGGTGTCAATAAGGATATCAAGAACACCCAGACACAGCTGAAGGACGTAGAGAAACTGCTGAAGCTCGATCCCTCCAATACTGAACTGGTCAGGCAGAAGCAAAAACTCCTTGCTGACGCCATCAAGGAAACCAAGGATAAGCTGACTACCCTGAAGACGGCAGCGGAGCAGGCCAATGAGCAGCTGCAGAAGGGCGAGATCACCCAGGAACAGTACGACGCTCTGCAGCGGGAGATCCAGGAGACTGAGCAGCAGCTGAAGCAGCTCGAATCCCAGGCTTCTTCTACCAATGCGACTCTTGCAAAGATCGAAGAGGTCGGTACCAAGTTCCAGCAGGTCGGCGAGAAGATTACCTCTGTAGGCACGACGCTCACCAAAACGGTCACTGCTCCTATCGTGGGCCTTGGAACGGCGGCGGTGAAGACTGCTGCGGATTTCGATGAAGGCATGTCCAAGGTGGCGGCTATCTCCGGCGCGACAGGCCAGGATCTGGATGATCTTCGCAGCAAGGCCAGAGAGATGGGCAGTAAGACCAAGTTCTCCGCGACAGAAGCGGCTTCTGCTTTCGAATACATGGCCATGGCCGGTTGGAAGACCGGCGATATGCTCGACGGTATCGAGGGCATCATGAACCTTGCTGCCGCATCCGGTGAAGATCTGGCGACTACGTCGGATATCGTGACCGACGCTCTAACCGCATTCGGCCTTTCCGCATCTGACTCCGGCCACTTCGCGGATATCCTGGCAGCGGCAAGCTCCAACGCCAATACGAACGTCTCCATGATGGGCGAAACATTCAAGTACTGTGCGCCTATTGCTGGTGCCCTCGGTTTCTCGGCGGAGGATACAGCGGAGGCCATCGGTCTCATGGCGAATGCCGGTATCAAAGGCAGCCAGGCAGGTACGGCGCTCCGTACCATCATGAATAACCTGACCGGGGAAGTAAAACTCTCCGGTAAAGCCTTCGGAGAAGTAACCATTGCCACGACCAATACCGATGGCTCCATGAGAGACCTGTCGGATATCCTCGCAGACTGTCGAGGCGCTTTCAACCAGATGACGGAATCTGAGAAGGCGCAGGCGGCTGAGGCGTTGGTAGGCAAAAATGCCATGTCCGGTTTTCTTGCCCTGATGAATGCGGCTCCGGAGGATATTGAAAAGCTGTCTTCTGCTATCGAAAACTGTGACGGAACAGCAGAGCACATGGCAGCGACCATGCAGGATAACCTGAAAGGCCAGCTGACTATTCTGAAATCTCAGCTGGAAGAACTGGCCATTTCCTTTGGTGAACTTCTGATGCCCGCGATCCGGGCAATTGTAAGCAAGATCCAGGCCTTCGTGGATAAGCTCAACAACATGGATGAAGCCCAGAAGAAGACGATCCTGAAGGTTGCAGCCCTTGCCGCTGCCATCGGTCCGCTTCTGGTGGTGCTGGGGAAAACGATCTCCACGGTCGGCTCGGCCATGAAGGGCTTTGTGTCCATTGCCAAAGTTATGAAGAAGGTGGGCGGCCTTGGCGGCACGCTGAAAAAAGCCTTTGCGGCGCTGACGAGTCCTATTGGTGCCGTTGTTGCGGTGATAGCTGTCCTTGTGGCGGCTTTTATCCATCTGTGGAATACGAACGAGGAATTCCGTACAAAGATCACGGAGATTTGGAATAGCATCAAGGCAAAGTTTGAGGCCTTCGGACAGGCAATCACATCCCGGCTGAATGCCCTCGGCTTTGATTTCAAAAACATCACCGAAGTGCTAAAAGCAGTGTGGGACGGTTTCTGTTCCGTGCTTGCTCCGTTGTTCGAGGGCGCGTTTCAAGTGATTGCTACGGTACTGGGTACCGTGCTGGATGTGCTGATTGGCCTGTTCGATGTATTCAGCAATCTCTTCCAGGGCAATTGGTCCGGCGCGTGGGAAGCGGTGAAGGGTATTTTCTCTTCCATATGGGAGGGCATCAAATCCATCTTCTCTACAGTGCTGGATGCGCTGAAGGGCGTGGCGGATGTATTCCTCTCTTGGTTCGGCACGGACTGGGATACGGTATGGACGAGCGTGAAGACTTTCTTCACCAATACCTGGAACAGTATCAAGACGTTTTTCTCCAATATCCTGAACGGAATAAAGACTGTAGCGGTTACGGTATGGACGGCGATTACCACCTGGCTCTCCAATGCCTGGACCGGGATCAAGACTACGGCAACAACGGTATGGAATGCGATAAAAACGTTTTTCTCCGATACGCTGACCGGAATCAAAACGACCTTTACCACGATATGGACGGCGATAAAGACCGGGCTGTCTACAGCATGGACCGGAATTAAAACGACGGCCACAACCGTATGGAACGGAATCAAATCCTTCTTCAGCTCTGTGCTGGAGGGGATTAAGACGATTTTCTCTACGGTATGGAATGCGATCAAAACGACGGTCACTACGGTCGTCAATGGCATAAAGACCCATATCTCCATCGTGTGGAATACGATAAAATCCGTGATTTCTACGGTGATGGGTGCGATCTCTACAGTTGTTTCTACGGTTTGGAATACGATCAAAACGAACGTAACGACCGTCGTGAACGGAATAAAAACCGTCATCACGACCGTATGGAACACGATAAAAACCGTGATCTCTACCGTGGTCAATACGATCAAAACCATCATCACCACGATATGGAATGCGATCAAGGGGACGGTCGATTCTGTTTCCAACGGCATAAAATCCGGGCAGATGTCGGTATGGGGCGCGATTAAAACGGTGATCTCCACGATCATCAATACGATCAAGACCATTATCACAACCGTGTGGAATGCCATAAAAACGATCATTTCCACGGTGATGTCCGGGATCTCCACGGTCATCAGCACGGTATGGAATACGATCAAAACTGTTGTCACCAACACGGTGAACGGTATCCGGACGGTGATTTCCACAGTATGGAATGCCATAAAAACTGTCGTTACAACTGTGATGAGTGGCATACAGGCAGCGATCTCCAATGCCTGGAACACGATCAAAACGGTTGTCTCTACGGTAGTGAACGCCATAAAGACAGTCGTCACTACAGTATGGAACGGCATCAAAACGACGGTTACGACTATCGTCACCGGACTGAAAACGGCGATCACGACTGCCTGGAATGGGATTAAGACAGCGGTATCCGCGACGGTAAATGCCATCAAAACAACCGTTACGACCGTATGGAACGCCATGAAGTCGGCTGTATCGACGGCGACCACTACCCTGAAAACAGCGGTAAGCACAGCCTGGACTGGTCTGAAGACTAGCGTCACCAATACGGTGAATGCGCTGAAGACAGGGATCACAACGGCTTGGACCAATTTGAAAACGAGTGTCTCCACGACGATGACTGGACTGAAAACAGCCGTGACGACTGCTTGGACAGGCCTGAAGACTTCTGTGTCCAACACGATGACTTCGCTCAAAACCAGCCTGACGACAGCATGGACCAACCTGAAGACAAGCATCTCCACGACTATGACCGGACTGAAAACGACCGTGACGACTGCGTGGAACGGGCTGAAAACCGCTGTCACGAACACGATGAATTCGCTGAAGACGAGCATCACGACAGCATGGACGAGCCTGAAGACGTCAGTCACCAATACGATGAATAGCCTGAAAACCAGTGTGACGACCGCCTGGAACGGGCTGAAAACTTCGGTCACCACGGCGGTGAATGGTCTGAAGACCAGCGTCACGACGGCATGGAATGGACTGAAAACTTCGGTCACCACAGCGATGAATAACCTGAAGACCAGCGTGTCTACGGCATGGACGAATATAAAGACGTCTGTCTCTACGACGGTTACCAACCTGAAGACATCGGTGGTTAACGGTTTCCAGAATATGTGGACGAGCATTACCAGCAAAGTCAGCAGCATCAAGGAGGCCATTACCAATGGCTTTAATAATGCAAAGACGGCTGTCACGAATGTGGTTTCCGGTGCTGTATCCTGGGGCTCCGATCTGGTGAATAACATCGCCTCCGGTATCCGGGGAGCCATTGGCACGGTTACCTCTGCTGTATCTTCTGTTGCCAGCGCGATTCGGAACTTCCTGCACTTCTCCGTGCCGGATGAAGGACCTCTGGCGGATATGCAAAGCTGGATGCCGGACTTCATGAGCAATCTGGCAAGCGGCATCAGCAGTAACGTCTCCCTGGTGGAGACGGCGGCAAACGGTCTGAGCACGACGCTCTCGACTTCGATTACCAACTCCATGAATGCGGTACAGACGGCTTATACCACTGCCTGGACCAAGATCGCCCAGAGCACGACGACAGCGGCAACGCAGGTCACGACAGCAGTGAAAACAGCCTGGACGCAGGTGCAGACGGCGACGACGCAGAGCTGGAATCAGATCGGACAGGTGGTCACGCAGAAACTGCAGCAGATGCAGAGCGGGATC